ATCCTCGAGGAGGATATGATCTATGCTCTGCAAAAAGGAGAGGTACTCGATCCGGATATCGCCGCAGAAGACCGCCTGAGCAGAATGCAGACCAGCATCCCGCCGGGGATTCGAGAGTTAATGGGTGCACGTGAATGAGTGATCCACGAAAGATATCGAGGCCCCGCACAGTAAATCAAATCCTGATTGACCGATCTATTCGCCACGGAATCTATCTTGTCAGGCTGGCCGGCGGAGAGGCTAATTGGACAGACTCGCAGATGGCCAGTGTTCGAAGAGCTGTCACCAAGACGATTACCCCGCTTCTCAGCGAGCTCAATGAAGGGGGTGTCATCTCAGCTGCAGACGAGGCGCTGATGAATGAGGCGGCCACAAGAGGATCGGAGGCCGTCACCGAACTTTTAGAACGTTTATCAGGCGAGTCGTTAAAGCGCCTGGGCAAAATAGCGATTGCAGAGGCCGATTTTGAGAAGAGACTCCTTTCAAAGGCCTTCCCAATAGAGATGAACTTCAACACACCATCAGACCGTTTCTTAATGAGCCTGATGGAGACCGAGCCCATAGCCGGAAAGTCTATGAGACAATGGTTTTCCGATATGAAGATCCAGACGCGAACGGCCATCAACGACCAGATCCGCCAGGGAATGATTGAAGGAGAGTCGATCAATGAGATCCTGCGAAGGGTCCGGGGCAGACGGGAAAACGGATTTAAAGACGGAATAATCGGCCGGGTGGGTGAAAATGCAAAGTCTATTGTCAGAAGCGGGGTCATGAGGGCGTCGAACAGGGCAAGAAACGCCTTTCACATGGACAACATCGAGGTGGTGAAGGGATTTCAGTGGATATTAACATTGGACGATCGGACCTGCAGTATTTGTGTGGACGCCGAATCTCAAAACCCTTACCTCCCGAGTAACTACCCGGAGGCTCCTGCTCACATTGGTTGCCGATGTGTCGTGGCCGTGATTACTCCATCATGGGAGGAGCTTGGATATGACTTCGATGAACTCGAACCGGGAATGCGAGCATCGATGAACGGGGAAGTACCCGACACCATGACCTACCAGCAGTGGTTTGAGGGTCAAAGCGCTGAAACTCAGATGGACATCCTTGGCCAGTCCCGGTATGATGCTTTCAAAAATGGCGCCGATATCACATCTTTTGCAGACAGAGGCCAGATACTGACTTTAGAGCAGCTTCGGGCAATGGAACCGGATCTGTTCTCTTAAAACTCCCCCATCTATAAATAGGTTTCCTTGTAAAGTGATTATGGGCAGATTTGGATGTACGCAAAAGAAATTTTACCCCCTAATTAAACAATAGCCATGAAATTAAAACTAATTTACGCCACCAAAGAAGTCATCCCTGAAAGAGCTGAAGGATTTTACAGCGAATCCGGTGGACAGTGGAAGCTGAACATTGAAGGAGTTAAGACCCAGGAGGATATTGACCGTGTAAAGAACGCCCTTGAGAAAGAACGTGATCTAAAGATTGAGGCAGAGAGGCAGCTTGCACAATTCAAGGACGTGGATCTGGACATATGGGAGAAGGTCAAGGACATCGATCCGGAAAACCCCGGGGCAGGATTGGATCCCAAGGATGAAAAGGAAATCAACCGCCGCATCTCCGAGGCTGTCCGCGAGAGAGAAAGAGAACTCAGGGATCTGCACACAAAAGAACTAGCGGCCGCCACATCGGAAAAAGAAGAGGTTGAAAACCGCTTTAAACAGAATCACCTCAAACAATGGCGACGAAATATGCTGGCCGAACGCTTTGGGTTTAAGAACCTGGACGACCTGGACACTTTTTTGCTGAAAATCGAGCACAGTGATCTATCTGAATTTGTCGAACTGCGCAACCGGTTGAAATCTCTGGAAGTACAGGATGAGGGAGGTGGTTACCGCGTCGTTGGTGGTGAGTACAAAGACGGCAAGGGCGCCGAGGAAATTCTCGAGAACATTTCCAAGGCAGAAGTTGCCAAAAACTTCCGTCCGGCACCCGATCACCAGGGAGGCGGGGCGGGCAATAAGGGCGGTGGTAACCCGGGCGGCGTGAATCCTTATAAAAAAGAAACCTGGAATCTTACCGAACAGGGTAAACTGGAATCTGATAATCCAGCCGAGGCAAAACGCCTTGCCACGCAGGCCGGAGTTCAAATAGAGTCAGCATAGAGGTGTTTTGGATTGCAAAAAAGAAGGCTATGACAAAAAAACCGCTCAAACGGTCCTGAATAGCCTTCAAAAATCAAAACGACTTCCACGGCAGCCTGATCGGATCTACAATTGCCCACATTGTGGACTGTGGCATATCACAAGTAAGCCCAACCGATTCAAAAGGGCTGAATAGCGTCTATTAAAGAACCCCATCTATAAATAGGTTTACAGTCAAACGACTTAAAAGTAGTTTCAATATGTGCGGTAGAGGAGTCAGGTCGTCCTCGCTGGGCTCATAACCCGGAGATCGTGGTGTTCGAATCCCACCCGCGCCACTAAAGGTACCCGGCTATTAATGGGCAAATGTGTAAACATCAACTTTTAATAATTAGTGTAAAATAAACATTTATTGACCCACCCATTATATCAGGAAGCGTGATGCTCTGATTGGGAAACGGGAAGCGTGAAGCTCCGTTTGTGGTCGCCGTTCCGTCAAAATTGACGATACGGCTTAACAAACAACCGTAAAACCAATAAGAGGCTACCACATGCCAACTATCCAAATCTCCCATGTATACGTACCCGCCGCGTTTGATCGGCAGTCGCTACTGCAAACAAAAATTTTATCAGCATTTTGGAACAGTGGGGTTTTCCGTGAAGACCCCCTTCTGACTCAATTTGCGCAGGGCCCCGGTTCTATTATTGAGGTGCCGAAACTTCGACCTTTAGGAGGTAACAGAAATATCGGCTCTGATGATCCTTCAGAAACTTCTACCCCAAATGCAGCGCAGAAAGATGTTGAGAAGGCGATCAAGCATTTCTCCAACAACTCCTGGGCGCAAATGGATCTTGCTGCTGCGCTGACCGATCCGAGAGATCCTCTTGGACAGCTTGCCAACACCATTGGTGCGTATTGGGCGCGAGAGTATCAGAAAATTCTCATTGCTACCTTGAATGGTATTTTGGCTGATAATGACGCCAATGACAGTGATGACATGATTCACAATGTGGCTACTGATTCATCAGACTCAATTGCTGCTGCTGATAAAGTTTCTCATACCAACATCACCCGCGCCAGATTAACCTCTGGTGACGCATTGAATGACTTGCAAGCTATTGCAATGCACTCTGGTGTGTACGGAACGTTGCTTGAGAATGATGCTATTGACTTCATTCCTGAATCTGAGGTAAACGCAAGAATCCCGATGTTTGGTGATCTGCGCGTGATTGTCGATGACGGACTGCCCGTTGTTGCCGGTTCCAACCGATTGACCTACACATCTATTCTCTTTGGAAACGGATCTATCGGCTATGCTGAAGCGTCGCCTAAGACACCCTCTGAGGTAGACCGTCACCCAGATAAGGGTAATGGTGAAGGTGAGGAAATTCTTTATTCTCGCCGGCATACTGTACTGCACCCATTCGGTTTTGAGTGGGTTGGCGGCTCCATGGCGGGTAAAAGCCCGACTAACGCCGAGCTTGCACTGGCTACAAACTGGACCCGGGTATACCCCGAACGGAAGCAGGTTCCAATTGCTTTCTTGAAAACAAACGGATAATCAATACAGGGCTTTCGGGCCCCTGTTTTTTAACCTTTTAAAAAATCAATTATTATGGGACAATCAAAAATACCTACCGGACGACCTGATCTTGGTTTACCAAAATCATTGGGGCATATCTTTGAAACCGTGAAATCAGAAATGGAGTCTTTGCAGGCCCAAAATCCTGTTGCCATTTCCTTTGAAAGTGTTACGGTGAGTGATACTACTCAAGAAATCTCTCTTTCTGAGTTCCAGACAAAAATGACAACCAGTCATGCTAGTTCTGTAGCCAGTTTGGCAGACGGGGCTATCCCTGGCCAGCGAAAGTTAATCACATTAACCTCCATAGGGACAGGAGGTGATGAAGTTGCTTTGGATGAGGCTAATATCCACAACGCATCCGGGGTTCAAGCCACCGGCGTCACTTTTGACGCTGAAGATGAATTTTTATTAGTGGAGTGGACTGGTGCCGAATGGCAGGAAGTCTACGGAACTGCTACAATCGCAACTGCTTAAAATAATCACAACCATGGTACGACCAACACTTGCAGAAATTAGATATTACCAGGTTCACGGAAAGCAACCGGACAGCCTTGTAAATCGCAGAAAAAAAGCCGAAGCACAGGCGAAAAAAGCGAAGGAAGAGGCGAAAAAGAAATCAAAAACAGCAGACGACGAGTCTGAAGATATCGAAGAAACCGAGACTGAGGATGTCGAGGATTCTGAAGAAGAAACAGATGAATCTGAGACTGAACAGGTCTGGCCAAAAAAAGGAGCCAACGGATGGTGGGAGCTATCAAGTGGTAAAAAGATTCAAAACGAAGTGAAAGCCCGGGCCGACCAATCCAAGCTTGATAAGGCGTAGATCTCGATTGTTTTTTTAACCCTATAACCCGATGCGTTCATGGCGTATACAGATCGATCTTTTATTACCATTGCCGAGGCCGATGCTTATTGGGTGGATCGTGATAGTTCATGGGCAGAATTTACCGATAAAGAGGCGAGGCTTATCCGCGCCAGTGAATTTATCTTGCGGAGTTTCTACTGGGTAGAAGATCCGGTTATTGGAGAGGAGGTCTCAGATCAGTTAAAAGATGCGGTCTCCTGGCTTGCCTTTTATGCCTCTTCAGAACTTCAAGCCCCAGCTGCAAGGGGTGGAGAAATTACCAGAGTGAAAGCCGGTCCGGTTGAGGTGCAGTGGAGTGAGAACGCACCATCAGGAACCGTTTTTAGCTACTTAAAGAAATTGCTTCGCGGGCTGATTACAGGCACTAAGGTAATGAGGATCGCATGAGTATTTTCGGAGTCGATATCGCCTCTATTGTTTCAGATGCCTTTTCAGGTCAGCTGGTACAGGCAACCCTTACTCGTAAGGGCGTTCAGCAAGGGGAGTATAACTCGGTGACAGACCGATATGAGGACGAAAACGGGGATCCAACCGGCGATCCGGTCGATCAGGTGTTTACAACCGATGGAATTGACCCTGCAATCAGTAGTATTGCCGGCAAATCTCAGATTCTAATGGATGGGCTTACCAATGCCGGCGAGGTGCCAATACTTTTAATAGCCAAACCACTGGGAACCAATCCAAAGACAGGAGACAAGATTGAGATTGGCGGTGAAAATTATACAATAACGGGAATTATTGAGAAGGATCCCGCAGGAGCTACCTGGACAGTGAGGGCGAAAAAATGAAACTGATTATAAACAGATTATCACAAGACTACGCCCAGACCATTGGAGAGCTGCTTCTTATTGGAATCGGCGAGATTCGCAGGTTCTGCTCTGTTGAACTTCCTTGGAAAGAAAATCAGCGGAGTATAAGCTGTATTCCCGCCGGAAGGTACAAGGCCGAAAAAGAGATTCATGGACGGTTTGGAAAGTGTATAAGAGTCCACTCTGTACCAGGGCGATCGGGTATACTCATTCACTCGGCAAATCATTTCCATCAACTAGAAGGCTGTATAGCGCCAGGTAAAGGATTTTTTGATATCGACGCAGACGGCCATGTGGACGTGACAAAAAGCAGACTGGCAATGGACCAGATCTACGACCAAATCGATGATGTTTTTGTGTTTGAACTCTATGACGCTATCGTTTTTAGCGATCATCGGAAACCTACAGAAAAGCAGGGTATGGAATGAGTGAATACGCAGACTTAAAACATTCTATTGAGTCCATCGACGCCAAGGTTAATCGCCTTTTGGCATGGGCCGAGGGAGACCAAAGGCTTGGAACGCCTTCCGTAAAACAGCAGATTGACAAGAATAGCCGGGACGTTGTTGAAGTTCGAAGAAAGGCGTATAGCGCTGTTGAGTTGATTAAAGAAAATTCGAACGACATCAAAACAAACACCACGGAGATAAAGAATATCAAGCGATCCGGAGGCCTTGCAGGAGCGGGAGCCGGCGGTGTTATTGCAATTATAGTTGAAACGATTAGAACACTTTTTCAATGAGCACATTCGAACTGGACATACGTAGATTTTCTGAGAAGCTGGAAAAGCGGGCTAAGGTCGTTCTGCAAAAAACGGCCATGGATATCGATCGCTCAGTGGTGCTGTTGACTCCCGTGGATACCGGCCAAGCCAGAGGCGGATGGAACGTGGGTGTGAATGGTGTAAATCTGGAAGAGGCCGACACGGATAAAAGCGGCCAAAAAACGATCTCAGAAAACGAACGATCTATTACCAGGGCCGAGGCCCCGGACACAATCTATGTATCAAATAATGTGGGGCACATTGAGTATCTGGAGGATGGCAGTTCAAAACAAGCGCCGAACGGAATGGTTGCAAAAACACTGAAACGTTTTCCGCAATTTGTCCGAGAGGGTGTTTCAGCGGCTAAAAAGGAGAACCCATGAGTACACGGAAATTTACCATACGGGCTGTTCTTCGTCAGCACCTCATTAATATGACGGGTCTGCCGGCTATCAACTGGGAGCTGATGATATTTGACCCTCCGGAAGACGGCTCTGGGAGCCCGCTGCCGTATATACGTGAGACTATGTTACCGGCCGATGAATTTCTTTCTGCCAATGATGAGCGCACTGGTGTTGGGGTCTATAGACTGGACTTGATTGTGCCAATGGGATATTCGATTTCCGCGGCTGAAAACCTTGCTGATTCAATCAAACAACATTTCAGACCCTCCCAAAATATCGGAGCGGGCAACATTGTATCCATCGAGCGATCGTCCGTCGGGCAGAATGATGATAGTGAGCCGCCATGGGTGGTCTTGCCCATCCAGATTGACTACCGGGCTCATAGTGCGAACAAAGTTTCATAAAACAATAAAAAAAGGTGACCAACCATGAGTAACAGTAAATTTCAAGATTCATTTTTTTCCTACGTCGAAGAGGTGACTCCAGGGACTACCCCGGGCACTCCTTCCATGAAAAAACTACGGACCAAAAATCCGCTAAACCCAAACCCTAATAAATCCCTTCTTGAGAGCGAGGAAGTCCTTTCGCATCGACAGAGAGAGCACGTTCGTCATGGGATGAGAGGGTTTTCTGGTAACGTGCCGACTGATTTTTCATTTGGGGCCTATAATGACATGCTTGCCGCGCTTCTTTCCGGAGTCTGGGAGGCGGGAGTTCTGAAAGTCGGCAGTACGCAAAAAACCTTTACCGTTGAGCAGAAGATCAACGCCGATAAGTTTATCCGAGGCCTTGGCGTGACTCCCTCGCAGCTGTCCATCACAATCCTAACAAATCAACTAGTGACTTGTGGTTGGGATTTCGTCGGTATGGATTTTTCTTATGAGGCAACATCGTTGGGTACACCGGCTGATGTGGCAACGCACCCGCCGTTTGACGGGCTTGGAGGGGCGACAATCGAGGAGGGTGGATCCGCAATTTCGATCGTAACCTCGCTGAATATGACGATCAATGCATCGAAGAGCGTCGGCGGTCTTGTAGGTACTAACAAGGGCGACGTTCCTACAGACGGACAGGTTCAGGTTACAGGGAATCTGACAGCCCGGTTCAACTCATTGGCTCTGTTCAGCAAGTTCGAGGATGAAACCGAGTCCAGCCTAAAGGTCACGCTTATAAATCCGGCTGATTCTGGCGATACACTCGAGATTTCTCTACCGAGATTGAAATACAACTCCGGATCACCGCAGAATAACGGCAATGTGATCGACGTGAGCCTTGACTTTGAAGGGCTTTATGATGTGACTGCAGAGAGCTCTATTGTGATAACCGAAGTGGAGGCCGCCTAATGGGATTTGATTTAAAAACCTTATCGATTGACCCGCAAGGACAGAAAACCACTTATGAAATTATCGACCCCAGGACGGAGGAGCCTCTTGTTGATGATAAAGGGAATGTGGCGACACTGACCTTGTGGGGGCCTGATTCATCGGTTATCAAAAATGTTGAAAAGCAATTCCGGAAAAGCGCCGAGGAAAAGGCGTTCAAAAACCGCAAAAAAGAATCGATGCTTAATTATGCCCTTGATCTTCAGCGCCGTAAGGCCGTCGCCGCTGTTTGTGAATGGGAAAACATTGGTTGGGACGGTAAAGAACTAGAATGCACCCCGGCTAATGTAAAGCTGGTATTTGACAACCTGCCCTGGATTGAAGAGCAGGTCAAGGTCTTTATTTCTGACCGCGTAAATTTTATGAAGAGCTGATAGAAGACCTCTGCACGGCGGCCGATCACCGTTTTTGGCTTTCTCAGAAAATAGGGAAATCAAAAACGACTATGGCCGAACACCTGCAGGGAATCTATCAGCAGACGGGGGAGGTTCCCGATGGGCTTAATGGTCCTGAAATACCAATGATGGCCAGTCATGTTTGGCAGTGGTTCAGTGATCTGCATCACAGCAGAAGCGGGCCAATAACCTATATGGAAATCGACTCTTATAGTAGACTCTCAGGAATTGAGATCAGACAATGGGAGCTATCGGCAATTAAAAAACTTGACATCCTATACTTTAAATCCTTAGACAATGGTTGATTTAGCCCGGCTTACTATCGCGATTGACGGATCCCAAATCCGTTCGGCTACTCAGCAGCTTCAGGGATTGGCGCAAAAAGGAACACAGGTAGGCCGTACGATGACCACCAGACTTACATTGCCACTGGCAGCGGGTATGATTGCCGCCGTTCGTGAGGCTGGGATGCTCGAGGGCGCCCTGGATAAGTTCAACGTGGTATTCCAGGGCATGAACACCGAAATGCATGAGTTTGTCCGGCTATACAATGAGGAGTTTCCGATCGCACGAAGCGAGGTCGTCAAACATGCGGCCGCCCTTCAGGATCTTCTGGTTCCCATGGGTATCAACCGGAAAGAAGCAGCGGGGATGACCCGGGAATGGCTGGAACTCGCCGGTGCACTCTCTGCTTTTAACGATGTCCCGATAGGTTCAGTTCTCGAGGCAATGAGTTCCGGAATTGCGGGTATGACCCGGCCATTGCGACAATTTGGTATTGATGCCCGAGCGACCGTATTAGAACAAGTTGCTCTGGAGGAGGGATTGATTCGAGTTGGTGAGGCAATGACCGAGCAGGCACGCCAGCAAGCCTTGTTAATCCAGTCTTATCGTCAGAGTCAGGATGCGCTTAATGGACTCGAGGAGCAAAAAGGGTCTTTATTGTGGAAAATAGAGGAATTGAAACGGGACTTTAAAGATCTACTTGCAATCCTTGGCGATGATCTGATCCCGATAGCAACGGATTTAATCGATGTATCCAAGGATTGGATTGTGGTATTCAGCGAGCTCGACGAAGGGACAAAAAAGACAGTCACTCAACTCGCTCTGCTCACAGCTGCTGCCGGACCGGTTATCTGGTTATCGGCGACCATGGTTAGCTCATTTATTACACTCGGGGGAGCTGCTGCCCGGGCCACGAAAGGAGTTGCCAGCCTGAGTTTAGCGCTTTCCACAAACCCATGGTTTTTAGTCGCCGGTGCGGCCGGTGCATTAGCCCTGCTATTGACCGGGAAATACATATCATCTGTCAATTCAGCAGAGCAGGAGACCAGCGAGTTCACTGAGGCGCTCCTCGGCCAGAACAAAGCTCTTGAAGAAGCTCAAAAACTATTAGAGGGCCTCAGTTACCAGAACATGGTGAACAATACCCAACAGGCGCTCCGGACTGTCAGGCAGGATGCCAGATCACTTGAAACAGAGCTTCGGGAGGACTTCGCACAGGTTCAGGAAGCTCTTGACGGAACGTTCAGTAATTTCGACGAGTGGCTTGGCCATATTGCAACAAAATACGCGGACACCTCAGCAGATAGACTACTGGCACTGAAAGATCAAGAGATTGCACTTGAACGTCAGACGGGCATCATCGAGGAGATTAACCACTTTGAAAATCAACTTATTGCCACCGAGGGCAAAAGAGGGGAGTTTATCGAATCCCGTCGACTGGCCGCTATGGAAGAGGTTGATCGACTCAGGGAACTGATCGGGTTAGCCCCTAAATACCGGGAGGCACTTGGAGGTGAAGGCAACCTGAGTGGAGTATCGCAGGCGGAACTACGGACCGTATCTCAGCTCAAGGAGTTGATTCAGGATCTTGGAACGGAGATAGACAACTCTTTTGACCGCGAGACCGTTGCATCCTATCAAGCTCAGATAGAATCCCTCGAGCGAGAAGTGGGTATACTGCTCGGGACGATAACACCGATGAGCGAACTGCTTGAAAAGGCCAACTCTATGGAGCTCCGGAAAATAGAGCCCGCAAAACTCTTTGAAGGGTTTGATGATATTGAGCCCCCCATGAAGTCCGTCCTCGAGCTACTTCGGGGATTAAGTTCGGAGCAGCAACATCTTATTTTAATGAATAACGCTTTAGGTGATAGTTATACTACAACCTCTCAGCAGGCTAGTCTGTATTTAGACGCTATTGACAGACTAATTAAAGACGGTCATGACCCTCAATCAAAGGTCGTACAGGAGCTGGTTGATAAGTACGTAAAACTACAAGGTGAGCTCACCGAAACGGACGCACTGACACAAGATTTAGGATTTACGTTCTCAAGTGCATTTGAGGAGGCGGCTATGAATGTTCGGAGCCTGAATGATCTATTGAATGTCACTCAGGGACTCATGCAGGATATTCTCCGGATATTTCTGAGAACAGCCGTCACCAAACCCCTTGGAGACGCACTTGCGAACTCTTTTTCAGGCGCCTTTAGCCCAGGTGGATCCGATAACGCTGAACCGGTCGATGATCTGATCATATCCGATTCAGGTAGGGTATTCAAACCCCACCCGAATGACACACTGCTTGCCGTTCAGAATCTGGCCGGGTTAACCGGTGGAGGGGATCAAAAGCCCGCGAACTTTAACGTCTATGTTGAAAACCACGCGGGGGCTCAGGTTGACGTTCAACGCCAGCAACGTCCCGATGGTGGTTTTGACGCCAGGATCATTATTAAAAACACAGTAAAGGAATTAATTGGATCCGGAGCCCTCGACCGCGAATTAGGGGGGTCATTCGGACTTCGTAGATCAGGGAGGAACGTAGGATGAGCAGCTGGCCAGCAACTTTACCGCCCTTTAGAACCCCAGTGAGTGTGACACCTCAGGACGGTTTTCTCCGGACTTCGATGGAGGGTGGCCCTCAAAAGGTTCGCCGGAGATTCCGGGCAAACCCCACGAATCACAGTATACCGATGCGGATGAGCGGCGCACAGTTTGACATCCTCAAACAGTTTTACGCCGACTACGTGGAATTTACAATATCCGACGCTGGCCTGTCCGGTACATATCGTTTTCTAAGCCCACCGGCAGGGGAGATCATTGTCGGGAACAGTGATCCAGATAAACGGATCTGGAATGTGCAGATCGAAATTGAGAGGCTGCCATGAGTCGTCAAGTAAGCGCAACGATGCTCCAGGCTATGCTCGCGCAGAGCACCACGGAGATCCCATTGACGGTTATAAAAATTACGCACGCTTCCCTTGCGTCCCCGATGCTTTTTGTCAATGACAAAATATCTCTCGATCGAAGCGACGGGACGTATTTACCAGCAGCGTTCGAGTTCAGGTTGCCGGACGACCAACAGGATAATATCCCTCGCGGGCAGATTGTCCTGGATAACGTGGATCGGCAGATCATTCAGGCAGTCCGGCCACTTCAGAGCGCTCCGGAGATCGAGGTGAATATCGTATTAGCAAGCCAGCCGAATACGGTTGAGGTCGGTCCGATGCGTTTCAAATTAAAACAGTTTGAATATGATGCCACAACAATGAAAGGCACCGTGGCATATGATGAAGATTTTTTAAACCAGAATATACCCAAGGACATGTTTAGTCCTCGGACAACACCGGGGATTTTCTGATGGAGGATATAGAGCAATCAATAATGCAGTTTGAAGGGGATGACATAGACGCTCGAATACTCATACAGCGAGACCCACAATGAAAAAACCAAACAATGAAAAAACCAAACAATGAAAAAACCAAACAATGAAAAAACCAAACTTTGACATCCCGGCATCTTTCACACTTTTTGGCGAAGAATGGGAAACTCGATTTATCGACGACCTGAAAAACAGTGACACCCTTGGCCAGTGCGACGAGGCCCACGGTAAGATAGATCTCCATGTTCGCCTTAGCGGGGAAGAGGTTCCGCCCTGCAGGCTTGAGGGCACGTTCTATCACGAACTCGTCCATGCGATCCTGTACTCAGGCTGTTACCACGATTTGACACGGGACGAGCACCTCGTTCAGCATATCGGTGGCTGTCTCCATCAATTTATGAAGAGTAGAAAATTTGAATAACATCTCAGACATATCAAAATATGTTGGTATTCGATTTCTCGAACACGGCCGGAGTATGCATTCATGCGATTGCTGGGGTTTGGTGTACCTGTATTACAAGCATGAACTCGGAGTCGATCTGCCACTTCTAAAAAGTTATCCACACACCAAAGCGCGACCGGAAATTGCCGGTATTATTGAGGCCGAAAAGCTCAACTGGTCAAAAGTTGACAAGTCAGAAAATATCAAAGATGGCGATGTGATTGTATTGAATATCTCAGGATTCCCGGCACACGTGGGAATCTGTGTTGGTCGCGGGAGAATGCTGCACGCTTACCAGGGAACTGATTCGTGTATTGAATCCTTTACCGGCCCCCGGTGGAAAAATCGTATTGAGGGCGTGTATCGATATGAATGAGATGGTACACATAACCGCATGCCTGAATCCCATTAGCAGGGAGATTGTCACCAGTGAGATCCCGGCAAGTGGAAGTCTGTCAGATCATATCAAAGTCCCTGATCATGTGCTTATTGAGCGAAATGGGAAAGAGTATCGAAACGGGCAGCTCAAACCCGGTGATACTCTGACCATGGTTGCTGCCCCTCGAGGGGGTGATCAAGGCAAAGACATTGCGCGGACCGCCCTGGTGTTGGCCGCTGTCGCTTTTGCCCCAGCAGCCGGTATTGCGCTGGGTTTAAAGGCCGGTAGTTTAGGATTGTCTCTTTTTGTAGGGGCAGCCACGTTCGGAGCCCAGCTTGGCGCAAGCGCGCTTATTCCCCCGGCGGATATTGCCGATCAGATAGGCGATCAAGAGCAATTCAAACGCCTTGGTGCCCTGACCGGGACTCGAAACCGGCTAAACCCGTATGGAGTAGTTCCACGGGTGTATGGCCATCGGAAAATATATCCTCCACTGAGCGCAAAGCCTTTCACAGAGATATTCGGATCGCGGCAAGATTTGCGACTCCTTTTCAACTTGGGGCCTGGGCCTTTAGAGCTATCAAAACCCATGATCGGGGACGCGATTGTAGGCGAGTTTGATAGCAATAATGTGTTCACCAGCAATGATAAATTTAAAGATCTCGAAATAGAAGTTGGCGAGTCTCCCGATTTGTATTCCAATACGGTCGAGGAACAGAGCGTGAATGTTGATCTTGACGAGGTTTCAGATACAGCTACAAGGACTACAGAGGCAGAGATCAACGAAATTTCACTTGATATTTTATTTCCTAGCGGGTTGTTTGCCGTTAATGATGAACTAAAATCTATTCTACGCCACGCAACTTTCAAAATCGAGTACCGAAAAACGGGTGTCTCTGAATGGACAGAACTTTTCCCTGTTGGGGTGGCTGGGGCTTTTTACAGGTCAAGAAATATTCAATACAATACTGGAGATGGAGGCTGGCAGGCGGTCGGTCTTCAAAGACAATCAAAACGCTCGGGAATCTCATGGAAAGTATTTGAACCCGGTCCTTATGAAGTTCGTGTTACACGAATAACCGCCTCCCAAGTTAGCGAAGACGTTTCTCAGATATTTGAAGACGCTAGTTGGACTATTCTCCGGTCAATCGACTATACTTATCCAACCAACTTGCCCGGAACGGTTCAGCTGGCCATGAGGGTGCAGGCTACCGATCAAATTAATGGAGTCCTAGATCAATTTTCTGTAGAAGTAAAATCCAGACTAGCTTTTTATGATGGAGCTGCTTGGCAGGTACCTACTTTTGACCCGGAAAACGGATCCGGAACGGGTGGACTTATTACTTCAAACCCCGCTTGGATTATGGCTGATATTCTCTCCGGCGGAGTGAACGCCCGGCCTATCCCCCGGGAGAGGCTGGATGGGGCTTCTTTTAAAGCCTGGGCGGATAACGCCGGTCCCCGGGGAGACGAGTGCAATATTATACTAGATGTAGCACGAACTGTTTTGCAAACTGCTGGCTTGATTGGCGCCTCTGCCAGGGGAAGCCTGTCTATGAGAGACAACGGGATATATACAATTATTCAGGACACCGATGAAACTGTGCCTGTGCAGCACTTTACCCCGCGAAATAGCTGGGGGTTTACCTCTGTTCGGAATTTTATTGACGCTCCCCACGGCTTAAGGGTGCAGTTTCCCAATGAAGATGAAAACTGGCAACCTGATGAAGGTATTGTGTACGATGATGGGTACTCCCTCGATGGTTCGGATTGCGTTTTTCCCGGTCCCGGGGGAAGTTGTTCACCGGCCACCAGGTTTGAGAGTATGAGTTTCGAGGGGGTGACTAATTGGGAGCAAGCCTGGCGAGAGGGCCGGTACCGGTTGGCTGAGCTGCGACTGCGACCTGAGAGGTACCAGATTAACACTGATTTTGAGAATTTAGTTTGTACCCGAGGCGATCTAGTTTTTGTCACCCATGATGTGTCGCTCTGGGGGCTAGCTTCCGGGAGAATAAAATCTATCGCAAGTGGCACGGTGACGCTTGACGAACCGGTCCAAATGGAGTCTGGGAAAACTTACAATCTCCGGGTGAGATCCACTTCCGGAGGATCATTGTTAAAGGTAGTTTCAACCGCGGTCGGGCTCCAGTCAACAATTACACTCAGTAACACCTCTGGGATTACACAGGGCGACTTGTTTATGTTCGGAGAGACAGCGAAAGAGACCCAAGCGCTTAAAGTTCTCTCTGTGGAACCTATCGCAGATCTTGGAGCAAGGCTGACGTTGATTGACGCTGCCCCAGCTATATACGACGCCGACCAGGAGACGATCCCGGACTTCGATTCAAATACATCAAATCCGCCCCCGGATCTGGAAAGACTTGAACCACCGGCACCTACAATCGTGTCAATCCGATCAGGAACCGATTCTCTTACACGAACGCCCGATGGAGTGCCGAGCCTACGACTTGTGGTTGCATTCCAAGTCGGTAGCGGGAACCCAACCGGGTATGTGGAAGGGCGATATCGCAAGTCCGGGGACTCAGATGGATGGAGTGCTTTCGGGGTTTCTGAGGCAAGCTCTGGCACGCTGACTCTTTTTGATGTTGAGCTGGGTTCTACCTACATTATTCAAATACGTGCCCGGACAGGTGACCGGGTAAGCTCCTGGGTTGAAGGGGATCCGCACACGGCAGGGGAGGGCGTTGAGGAGGAGACATTCCCCCCGAAAGAGATATTTGAGATCATCACCGAGAGTGATGCCATCGGGCGGCTGATTACACCGGTAAACGGAGAGGTGTCTTCCTTACACGTTAACCTCTTTGGATTTCTGACCCCCGGAGATGTGATTGATTTCATGATTGAGAAACGGTCGGTACCCACAAGGGTGCTGGTAGCAAAAGGGGCTCCACCCGTAGAGAGGTATGATTCCGGGGTTCGGGATATAGCCATACAGGAGCAAAATTTAAAACTTCCTGCTGGCACGTTTTTCAAATTGAATGGAGTGTCCTTGGCCTCACGCTTTCATGTGGATCCGGGGAAGATTCAGGGCTTGGTGGAGAGAAATCAACGTGGCGATAGTGTTGGTACGGTGGTGGAGGCTCTGGATAAAGACGAAGTTTTTTCAACGATTGTTATTCGAAGTGAAGATGCTATCGAATTGCTTGATGGTCAAATCCTTAAAATACGAAATAAGCAAGGTGAGTTTCAGGATGTAGTCATTGACGGAGACCAAACCACCATTGCCGGCACACCATGGCCGAGTGGAGGCACAAACACTATCCTTGATGTTGTTTCCAATACAGCTCTATATGATTATCCTGTTGGTGTTTCTACGGTTTTTGAAGCCGGTTATAAACTGACAGGACGACTAACGATTGAAGCGGGGAAGGTGGCTCTTAATGCCACCAATATCTCAGATCAGGGAAGTTCCATTGCCGGGCTTACACTTGATGTTTCAGGTAACCAAACAGCTATAGCCGCATTAGACACCCATGTCAATATAGCCGGGGGATCTGCTTATTCTGGATTAACCTTGAAAAGTCAGATTGGTACGAATGAGGCTGATCTGTCAAATTCTATACGTTCAGCAACACCACCAACATTAAGACCCTCGGGGGAAGCCCTGAAGTCAGGTGATACGTGGGTAGATACTTCTGATAATGACAGGGCGTATATTTGGGATGGGACTGCATGGACAAAAGTTGATAAGTTAATTGATGTAAATGCTTCAGCTATCTTATCAGCAGATTCTAACATTACAAACCTGCAAACAGATTCAAATCATGTTTTCCGTCAAATTGGAGCACCGACAATAAGACCGTCCGGAGAGGTATTACAGACCGGTGATGTTTGGGTGGACACGGATGATAGTAATCGAATGTATTCATACAATGGAACAGCATGGGAAGTTGATAATGCCTTAATGGATGTTAATGCCTCTGCATCGCTGAATCTGGACAGCCGTATTATCGAAAACGATGGAGAAATTTTAGCCATTGAATCAACAGCCGTATTAAAAGTTGACGCAAATGGAAAGATTGCTTTTGTAGCATTAAGCGCTGCTCATGATGGAACTACCATAGATATTAGTGCTGACCAAGTCAATTTTGATACAGAGCGGCTTAACGTTGGTAGTGAAGTATCTATGGGAACGGGTCTCGGTACTTTAGAAGGCGGAACAAATCAGGTTCTTATCGGACTGGCATCCGTAGGCGTTCCGTATGTACGGGTTCAACGGAATGCTACTAATTATGTGCAAATGGTTGGGAGGACGGATGTGGGAGAAAACATTATAGAAGCTGCTGTCGGTGGAGAAATCGTTTTTGCAGTAGATGGTACTGGTGTGAGGGTTGGAAGTAAAGGTGGAGAATGGAAAGCAACGGAGTCAGACGGTATTGAATTTGATATTAGTGGCATTGGTTGGATAAGTAAACGTGGTCTTAATTGGGTAGATGGTGTAACCGATAAATTAAGAATATATAGTGCACCAAGTATGAGTAAAATTGAGACTTTAAATGGCGCAAAGCTGGCTATCATATCAGATACCGCTCTGGATATTAACGCAGATACTACTATAGGTTTATTTGCTGATGAGATATTTGCAAACGCTCCTATAGTTCTTATTAATCTTACTACGACACAAATGAACGCCCTTTCATCCCCATCTACTGGCTCTCTTATTTTTAATACTACCGTTGGCAGGATTGCTTTTTATACAGGAACAGAGTGGAGACAGGTAGAGTCCGCCACGGTTTAAACTTAAATTCAGTACATTACAATTATGAAACAACTAATCTTACTCGAACAGTTCATACTCGATCAGCAAGCCACAAACGCCGAACATAAAAAGGCGATACAATGGGTTGTAGAGATTCAGCAATATAATCGACAGCTCGAATCAAGAATCAAAGAACTCGAATCACAAATCAAACAAGACAAAGGTGAATAAAACATGCCAACACTAAAAGATGTCATGCAAACACGAATAACGCAATGGGAAAATCAGATCGTTTCACATGAAGCGGAAATACTGATTCTCAACGCACAAATCAGAGCCTTGAAAGAGGAGATGAAAAACCTTAAAAAATCAGGTGATTAATTATGGCAGTTATAGGAGTCATGTACGACAACGCCCTGCTTTCAGTCGTAAAGCAGACGTTAAATTTAGAAACAGATGCCTTGGGGATACTCTTAGGGAATAGTACCTATGTCTTTGACCCGGCGGATGATAATATTACAGATATTATCGCTGGAGGAGAATTGGAGAATAACATAGGCACGGGGTATGAACGCAAGGACATAGTCACACCTGTAATCTCATTGGTGGCCGGAAACAAAGTTCGGTTCGATTGTGATGACGTAGCTTATACAGCGATTGATACCACCACTGATATTCTGTGGGGTATTATATACCTGAAAGGAGCTACAGAAGCTGATCGAAAACTGGTTATATATCTGGAAGGATTAAGTACCCAAACCAACGGTTCGGATATTGATTTCCGTATTCCAGCCACCGGAGCTGTTGAATTTCAATCCGTTCAACCCGTATAATCAATGATTGGAGCAGGCACATACGGTGGAGCCGGTTACGGGTCAATGGGGTACAACCGATTGATCTACGAGACCGATACCGCTCAGGTAGACGTGCAAGGGCAGGGGTACGATCTGCTTTTGTACTTTGATCCGGCCACTGCTCAGGTGAATACTGTAGGGCAAGGGGCGCAGATTGTTCCGGTCTTCCGGGTAGGTTCTGCTACCGTAAATGCTGCCAGTCAGGGTGCTGCTATAGAAGTATCAGGCGCAGCATTCTTTGACACGGCCTCGGCTGGCGTTCAGGTTATCGGGTATCCGTTTACCCTGAAACTATATTTCGACACCGCCACAGCCCGGGTTCTCTCTCAGGGTCAGGGCTTTGACATATTGCTATATTTTGACACCGCTACGGCGCAGGTTCAGGCTGTAGCTTATCCACCGGGGATTGTAGCCACTGGATCAGCCGATTTTGCAGCAGGTAAGGCCGAGGTGAATGTGTTTTCGGCGGGGGTTAATATTGTATACCCGGCTATTCCAGATATCCCCGATCTGTTTGTTACCCGGAATGCCGTCGGAGATATTATTGAAGTGGATGTAGGGAATCCGATCAATGCAAAAATTGAAGTCCAGCGATCGGATGAGTTCCTTGAACAGTTTGCCGTGGTCGAATCCCGTGATGTTTCCGGCCTGCCCTGGGATGATACCGGGAAAGACATTAATGGCAATTATCGTTATGTTGCTACATACTTTACGGAGGGGGTTCAGGACGGGATTCCGGTCAAGATCAAAGGAGACCTAAGCAATCTCCGAATAACTTTTGGAAAAAATAGAACATTATGAGTTTATTACAAGCTATACTAAATGCCCGCAGCACCCGACTCACATCTTTACCCTATACAGTTGGAGCTACTGTATTATCTGTTGAAGATGCCAGTCAGTTCACAGAAAATCTGACTGCCTCAGTAGACTTCCATGTAGTGATCTTTGACCGATCGTATGGAAGCGCTGCTGATGCTCTCAAAGCTGGAAGGTACGAGATTGTGAAGGTTACGGGAGACGCCGTAAATGACTTAACAGTTGTAAGGGCTCAGGAAGGAACAACCGCAGTAGCCTTTGATACTGGCGGTATATGGGAAATGGTATTAGCTCCGACAAAGGCCATGTTTGATGAACTTGTGCCAAAATCAGACATTGTCAATGTCTTAACCTCAACAGATACAACAAAGCCCGCAAGTGCAAACTTAGCGAAGGTGTTGAATGAGAAGTTTAAAATCCTCCAAGTGGTGCAGGGGACAACATCAACATCGGTTACTGTCACGACTACCACTTATACAGACACTACTTTAGAAGCCACCCTACCTTCCCTTGCCACCACAAGTAGCAGGGTAAAAGTGACCGTTAGTCAGTTTATAAGGGTGAACGCGTCTGGGGATTTTGCTGCGGGGGGTACTCGATTATTAAGGGGAACTACAGAGATCTATCAGCCAGGATTAACGGATGAAATCGGGGATTTTACATTAGGCGTTTCAGTAACAGACTCAGGAACTACATCACTGGTTTTAAGAATAGTAATGTCATATTCTTATATTGACTCTCCTGCAACTACGGGCGCTGTTACGTATAAAACACAAATCAGACCCTATAATACAGGACATACCATGTTAGCACAGGAATATGGAGCAACCGCATCAATCATATTAGAGGAAATAGCATAATGAACATATTTGAATCCATACAGCACTTAATACCTGACGCTCAATTGAGTGTTACAGGAAATACGTATGAAGGAATTGAATGGCATGACGACAGACCGAAACCCACAAAGAAGAAATTGGAAAATGCGTGGGCGGAATTACAAAGTCCAGAATATGCGAAGGAAAAAGAAAGAAATACCACTTCTTTAACAAGAAGGAAGTTTATGCTGGGGATTGAGTTTTATCCTTGGGGTACAGGGACACTGAGAGAAGCGATATTGTCAGTGATTTTTAGTCTGACGGGCAAGCAGAAAAGGAAGATTCAAATTGAAATGGATCAATCGAACTCGTTTCAACGCAATGACAAGGCTATTAAAATGATGGCTACTGCCATAGGGATGACCGATACAGATGTCGATGATTTCTTTACGTGGGCTGAAAATGAAGAATGGGAAAATCAACCTTAAAACAAACATTATGAAAAATCTTGACACAAAACGTATAGCAGACCTTCATCTCCAATTAGCAAAGGAGTTTGATGCTGCAAAGCCTGATCCACTTCCTGATCCTATACCTGAAGTACCCGAACCGATAGAGGATAATGCGCCAATTACTAACATCACCACAGAAGTAATTGCTCCAAACATGGTGCGTGTCCGATGGAAGGCACATACAGAGAGAGGTATGGATATTGTATATCACTTAGAAGGAGAGAAAGAGTGGAAGCATTCCGTAAAAAAATATACAGGTAAATCTATTCCTATTACCGATCAATCGGTTGTCATTGGATTCAATAAGACTCTTGATAAGAAAGTCTATTTCAAGGCAGTTGTTGGAGAATGGGAGAAGGAAATTACAGAGCGGTACAAGGCACCGGTAGAACCAACTCCTGTACCTGAACCCGAAGAACCTGTGATAGATCAGCCGATTGAAGAGCCAAACCCTGAACCAACTCCAGAGCCTGAGGATTCATTTGCTGTGGAAATGGCATTGGTCTTTTTAGGTGGTGATAGTTTTGATGCGTGGGTAAATGATGAAAAAGTCAAAGATGAATTTGACTATACGTTTCCAAAACCTGATGGAGTTTCAGCAGGGGTGAAAATTGTCAAGCTATCAGAGAAATTCAAAACTCTTGTTATTGATAAAACCAAAGGGCATAAGGGGATTAAAGTTGTCAATAGAGACCCTGATAATGACCTGACAAGAATCAATGCAAATCACACCAATGAAGGCGACCCGAATTTTTGGGGTCAACCTGCTAAAAGTAGTTTCCCTCTTGGTGTCATTTATGGCCCCTTGGGAGACACCACTCAGCCAGAGGGTGAAAAAGTACCTGACCCATTATTTTGGAGGGGGTGGAGAGAAGATCCAATAAACAGACCCAATGATAGAGATTTCCATTCGCAGTGGTCGGATACAGGAAAAATCGTAATTTCATTTTTATCATGATAAAGCGTAAAAAAATACCACTCGAACATTTCAATAAATACGATAAGGACTTTATACAGGCTGAATTAGAGGAAGCGATTGTAGAGGCACTACTTGAAAAAAGTTACGATCTGCAAGGCTTTTCTTTAGAAGACCGATCAGAGATTCGCCTGAAAATAAGGAGTCATAGTTACAGAATATACGACTGGCTCAAGGGTGCTACTGGTGAACTTCTGCAGCAGGGAGTAGAACTTCTAATTCAGATTGCCATTAGTGAAATTGAAAAGATAATTAACGAAAAAACAAAATAGATATGGAAATCTGGAAACCAATTCTTTCTTATTCGCTAATTGTACTCTCATGGGTTTGGATGCAAGCTACTGAGGTATACGAGGGTATCATTGGAAAAGCATGAAGCGCCATGATAAAGAGTCTGAACGTCTTATTCAAAGCCATGAAGGTCAAATGGATGACAAAAAGGAAAGTATCAAAAAACTTGTTGAGGAAAAGGATCTTAACATAGGAACAATACATCATCTTGTAGTACAGCAACTCGAGGTATCTAAAGATCAGATTCAAACTAATAAAGAACTTCGTGAGGTAATTCAGCTATTCATTAAAACCGTATCTAACAAATTATGAAAACCCACGCCTTAATCTTAAATAGTGGAGTAAAATGATGGGAAAATATAGAAAAAAACCGATTGAAATTGAAGCTGTAAGGTTTACCAATGAGACAAAAGATAGTGTTTACACTTGGGCCAAAAGTATACAAGGGAATATATCTCATAATTGGGACATAGAAAGAAAACCGATTTTGATTATACCTACATTAGAAGGCGAGATGAAATGCTCTTTAGGTGATTACTTAATAGTGGAGCCGTTTCCTACTGATTGGAGAAAAATATATCCTTGTAAACCTTCTATTTTTGATCAGACTTATGAAAGTGTAGCCGAAAAAATTATGAAAACCCACGCCTTAATCTTACCGGGGGGCGGTTCTAACGGCGCATGGCAAGCTGGAAAGCTGACAGCCTTATGGCCAGGTATTGAGGATGACATAGGCGCTATATTTTGCAATTCTATTGGATCGGCAAACGGTATCATGGCAGCCACTGGTCAGGTGCATCTTTTAGAAGGAATTTGGACGAATATGAGTCCTTCACAGGCTTACAGAAAGCGCCGGAACATCTCACTACTTCTTAATCTTGGTTTTTATAAACTTGGTATAGCAAAACCAAAATTAGCGAAGTGGAGTAACGATCCTTTTAGGAAACTTCTCAGGAAGCATGTTGTAGGTAAAAAAGTGAATGTTGATTACTGGTGTAGCTATGTAATTGTGCAACGTCCCGATCAACCTACGCTATACCGTCAGCACAAAATAGCCAAAGGACAAGTGGTTACTGAAAGTGATCTTGATTATATCATAGGCTCAACCGCTATTCCTGTTGTATTTGATCCTGTTGAAAAAGAAAATGAGCTACTTGTGGACGGTGGTATGGTTTACAAAAGCCCGATTCACGTAGCTATGAAACTATATGACTTGAAGAAATTAACAGCTATTGCCTGTCAACCCCGTCACCCGAAAGGTGGAGAAACACCTGGGGATATTATTGAGATGAGTGGCTGGACTATCGCTACTCTCACAGCTTCCGATTTTTACGAGGAATGGAATCAGATGGAAAAATGGAATCAGGCGGCGAAGCAAGCTAACCTTGTCATTGACGGCCACCCTGTGATACACTATGAATGGGATCTCCATTTTCCAGAAGAGGACTTGGGTAATTCTCTTGACTTTAGCAGTAAGAAAACCGCTCCGAATTTTTATTTAGGCCTTAGCGTATGATTATATACGGAAATCAAAATATGTTCCAGTTTTTCATATCGGCCAATGGCTATACTCGGTAGTGTAATGTCATTCCAGATATTCATAATTTTTAAGTTTTAAATTTCATTTCTAAAGACTTTAAATTTGGAAGTGTATAATATGGATACCATTTGCACTGTTTCTGTTTTCATGTATAATAATCATCATACTACAAGAAAAAAACCTGAGTAAAACGAATGCAGTCTGGTGGGTTGAAATATCTGCTTTACTATTAATATTAACAGAATATGTTGAGGTAATTATGGGAATTGGAGCGATATTAAAACGATTAATAGCACCCCTTTCAAACGTTCTTGAAAAGGCTGTAGTCGATCGGGATAAGAAAAAAGAAATTGAAAGCGCTTATCAATTAGCTATAATTGACACAGCTGAATTTTTTGAAGAGCAAATTACCAAACGGCATGAATTGGACATGCAGTCGGATTCTTGGCTAAGTAAGAATATACGCCCTATTGCTCTCGCTTTTCTGTCAACGATATTTGTGATTATATCCTTTGCGGACGGGAACGCTTGGGGGTTTATCGTCAATGAAGCCTATGTACCTGTTTATCAGAACCTACTTTTAACCGTATATTCATTTTATTTTGGTGGGCGGAGTATAGAGAAGTCAGTCAAAATGTATAAAGAATATTCTAATGGTTAAGAATAGACATCGATAATGAAATTGGTCAAATTAAAGACCGGCAAAATCAAATGAGTGATAAGTTTCTGCAGACGGCTAATGCCGGTGTAGGCTTTGCTTCTATGAATGACTCCACAGCAGCTGCTGCATTTTCCGGACACCGTTCTCGGTAATCCACTGGATTTTAGCTCAAAGAAAACGAAGGTTAATTTTCACAATGGGTTGGGTATTTGAGAGAGTCGGAAAGAGTGAAAATCTTCGTATATTTCTACTATGAATATGTCTCAAAAACACCCCTAAATTCATGGCTTACTCTGTGTCTGTTTGTCTCCCATTTACTCACAATTTTGGGAGTTAAACCCGCCTTTTCTTCTAATTGAGCCTGAGTAAGCCCTTTTTCCTTTCTTAAAAATCGAACATACTCCCCAGGTGTATCAAAGTTTTTTCGCTTATTTGATAATTTTCTAAAAGTTTATTTGACTTAGTTTAATTCTTTTGATACATTCATGTCAGACGCTTAACAATTACAGCTTAAATATAACATAATTATGACACTTGACAAGTATTCGCAACTCAAAATAGCAAGCAACGTTCTTGGATTTACTATCAAGGAATTTGCAAACGAAAACGACACTTCTATTCAGGTAATTCGGGACGTTTGCCTTGGGTATACTACAAGTGCCCGGCTTACAAAAGCCATTGATTCTAAAATCAAAGAGGGCAATGAGGCTTTTGATCGTCATCGATCTGAAAAAAATATAAAAGCGGTTAACGCCTAAACCAATTCAATTCGATTGCAAGAAATGCACCCAACAATGAAACCAATCAGACGAAAATTACGGCAGTACATCAATGAAGGAATTACCTCTGCCGAAGAGGAAATTCGTCAGCGTGATTTAAGGCTCATTGACCGGCCGATGAAGCGCTCACAGGTCGCTGATCTTATTGGCGTGTCCCGATCTACGGTAAGCCGGTGGGACGCCAGATGTCGAACCATTCTGCAGTGGCACGATTATATCCGGGACCACCATGAAAAGTACCTGAAATTATTTAGAGAGGGGGTGGCCTGAAAGAAAATCAAACCATAAAAAAAGCCCGATCCGACGAAGATCAGGCTTCTAAGAAATACCCTGAGTCAATCAGGATACCCTTAACACACTAAAATATAGCATTATGAGAATCCAAAAACTAATCATTCAATCTTTTAAAGGCATCGAGTCTCTTGCCGTCGAACCAGAGGGGCAGAGTCTTAATGTATACGGGCAGAACGCCTCGGGAAAAACATCGATTGTCGATGCTGTTTCATGGCTTCTTATTGACAAAGACACCCAGGATAAAAGCCCGTTGAACTTCGGGATTAAACCGGTTGACGCGGCCGGAGAAGTAGTGCCCGGAATGGAACCCACTGTTGAGGCGGTGTTTTCCCTTCAAGACGGCGGGCAGTTACGGCTTAAAAAGGTATATCAAGAGAAGTGGGTAACTAAACGAGGTAACGGACAGTCTCAGCTTGACGGACATAAAACAGACTACTACTGGAATGAAGAGCCGGTTAAGCAGTCTGACTATAATGAACGTATTGAGGAGATTATGTCGGCTCAGATGTTCAAGGTGTTGACGCTGCCTAATTACTTCGCTGAGACCATGCACTGGAAAGACAGAAGGCAAGTCCTTTCACTTCTGTGCGGGGATATCACCGATCAGGATATTATTGCCGACAATCCGGCGCTTGATGGCTATACTGAACTACTGGATGGCAGAACTCAGGAGGCTATGATCAAGATCCTGCGCGATCGTAAAAAGAAACTGAACGACGAGATCGATAACATCCCTTCGCGGATCGACGAGAACAACCAAAAGATTGTATCCATGGAGATCATGCCCGAAGAGGCACAGGCTTCTATTGAAGAACTTACTGGCAAAATAGAGGCTAAAAGTGAAGAGCTATCCCGGGTCAATGCCGGCGGCGGAGTATCTGAGCTGCAGGTCAAGATTCAGCAGATTGAAGCTGAGAAGGCCAAGGCTCGTAATGATCACCGGAATAAGGTAGACGAGTCCCTTAAAGTGGCCAGAGTGAAAGTAGCTGGTATCGAGAGCAAGGTTGACGAGTCTGAGAAAGAATTTCGAGAGGCATCACGCGCCTACATTCAGACTAAATCAGAGGTTGAGGACGCTGAGGAGAAAGCAACTCAAATAGTATCTGATATCGAATCAAAGCAGCAGATACAGCCCGATCCGAAAAAAGAGAGTGCTGGGCCGGAAGTCTGCCCGATATGCGATCAGGAGGTCCCCGAAAAAGAAGACCATGTCGGTCAATACGATAAGTATGTGTCGGATTTCAACGAGAAAAAAGCCACCAGGCTAAAGGAGCTGAAAGCCCATTTTGATGAAGCACAAAAAATGGTTACCAATCTGACCGCCGATCTCAAGCAAAGAGCGGCTGGTGGAGAGAAGGCCAGGGCAAAGAATGTTCAGCGAAAAGCCGCACTTGAAAAGGCCAAGGCTGAACTACAAAGCCAAAAAGATGGAGTGCCAGAGTTTTCGACCGAGGTGTTTGACTCCAAACAAGCGGCCCTGCAGAAGAAAATCGATGAAATCCGGCTCTCTAAAAAGCAGGAGGTTGACCGTATTAATAGTGAGATCGCTGACCTTCAATCAAAGGCCGAGGATTTCCGAAAGATACTCCGACAGTATGAGTTTAATGGCCAGCTTCGGGCGCGCAATAAGGAGCTACAGGACATGCTCAAAAAATACGCTCAGGAGCTTGACGAGACGGAGAAGGCCCTGTACCTGATTGAGGAGTTTAACAAGGCAAAAGCCCACTACATCACCGATAAAGTGAATGATCTTTTTGATATCGTGGAGTGGCGGCTATTTAAGGATCAGGTAAACGATGGGATCACAGAGACCTGCGAGCCTATGGTTGGCGGGGTGCCTTACAGCGAGGGGCTCAACACGGCCGCGCGCATAAAGGCGGGTGTAGATATAATAAAAACACTCTCGAGCTTCTACGGTAAATCTGCCCCGATTCTCCTTGACGGCCGGGAGAGCGTAACGGAGCTACCGGAAACGGACCTGCAGATAATATCTCTATTTGTGAGCCCGAAAGATAAAGTGCTCCGGATTGAACAGGAAGAGAAAGAAATGGCGGTGGCCTAAATGACAGTAACGAACATTCATACAGTCATTGAAGAAGTCCGGGAGTCGGGTGTGAGCAACTCGCTAATCATTTTTTATCTGTGGATGGCCGGCCGGTTTCCTAAAGGCGCCACAATAAAGCAAATCGCGGAGGCTCAGGGGATAACCATCCGGAGTGCCTACAGGATAATTGCACGCCTGAGTGATAAAGACATGGTTTCGACTCAAAGGAACCGGCATCTCAATATGAATATTTATACGCCGGAGTATTAGCATGAAACAATTTTACATCGATACCGAAACAACAGGCCTAAGTCCGGCTTTTCACGCACTGGTTCAGTTTTCAGGCATTATCGTCATAGACGGCCAGGAGGTTGAGCGCGTAGATCTATTAAGTGCGCCGCTCCCGGGCCAAATGATATCCAAGGAAGCCCTGCAGGTAACGGGAACGACCATGGAGCAGCTTCGCGAATACCCGAAGCCCTATGAGTCTTATCTGAAACTGACGCAGACCATGGCCAAGTACGTCGACAAATTCAACCGGGAGGATAAGTTTTATTTCATTGGCTACAACGCGCGATTTGACGAGGACTTTGTACGGGAGTGGTTCAAGCGGAATAAAGACCTCTACTTTGGAAGCTGGTTCTACTGGCCGGCCATTGACGTAAGTAATGTGGCCGCCATTCATTTCATGCAAAACGGCGGGCGTCCCAACAGCTTTAAGCTGATGGAGGTCGCTAAGGCACTGGATATCGAGATTGACCAGGAGAAAGCCCACGACGCCATGTACGATATCATTATCACCAAGCAGATCTTTGAAACCTTAACACAAAAAACGACGATATGAGCAATCAAAACAACAAAGTAGAAAAGAACGGCAATAACTTGCCGGATAAAAGACAGCCAACACACTCAGAGCGATTCCAGGCCGCGGTCACAAAGGAGTTTTCCGCACTGGTTGGCAAGCCGATCGAGCTTGACGACCACCAACAGCGACTGGTTCAGAATCTGTTTGTGAAGACCGATATCGCCCTCAATGATTTTGAGGCGAACAGGATAGCAAAAAACAAGGGCGGGCAGCCGATCATCTGGGCAAACATTGACATGGCAAAGCTGGCCGTTGATGGTGTTCACAGGGTACGCCTTGGCCTTGACGCGCTTATCCCAAACCATATTCACCCGATTCCATATTGGAACTCGAAAAACAGCAAGTACGATCTTGATTTGCAGATTGGCTACGAGGGTAAAGACTATTACAGGCGGAAAGTTGCTTTAAAACACCCGACAGACATTCGATACGAGCTTGTTTATGACACCGACCATTTCAAGGTTCTCAAAAAGAATGTAGACAGAGAGGTTGAAAGCTATGAGTTTGAGGTAAAAAACCCATTCAACAGGGGTGAACTTATTGGTGGATTTGGATACATCACATACCATGACCCTGCATTTAATGAGGTTGTTGTCGTGAATGAGCAGCACTTTAAAAAAATCTCGGGCAAAGCCAAGTCAAACGCTTTTTGGGGTGAGTGGGGCGAGGAAATGAGGAAAAAAACCCTTGTCATTAAAACCACTGACCACCTGAAAATAGATCCTGAAAAAGCAAACAGCTCAGTTCACTATGTGGAGAGTCAGGATAGTCTTTTTATAGACGATTTGGAGCAGAAGCCATCTCAACTAACCGAGGGGCGTAAGCCAATAGACACCTCAAAGCCACAGAGCTACAGCGATATTGACTCAGAAGAGGTGAAAGACGGCTCTATTGTTTCCGACGACGAACTGGCAAAAGGAACAGTATTTGAAGGCGCATGAAAAACCTGAACGTACATATCATCGCCTCGAGCTCAAAGGGAAATTGTGTCGTAATCAACGACGGCACAAGCTCTCTGCTGCTGGACGCCGGACTGAGGTATAATAAGATCCGCCGGTCAACGGATATGGGCGAGGTCGAGGCGGCGCTTATCACACACCATCATTTGGACCACTGCCTGGCGGTTCCTGAACTGGTAAGAAGGGGTGTCCCCGTGTACATGAGTTGGGGAGAATGGCGGGAAATGAGAATGGACGCCCCAGTGCGCGGGATGTACTTCGTCAGATCGGAGATTCGCTTTGAGACCGAGAACTGGATTGTGGTTCCGTTCCAGGTTGATCATGACACGCCCGAGTCGGTTGGGTATCTGATTGAATCTAAGGCCACTGGCGCGAAAATTGTCTACTCGGTGGATATGCCGGCGATCAACTATGATTTTACGGGCGTAACCCACTGGCTTTTGGAGGCGAATTATGCGGGGGATATCCTCGATTACAGCGGGTACAAGGAGACTTTAAAAGACCGCGTGAGACGATCGCACATGAGCATCGAGAATCTGATCGCCTTCTTGAAAAGTAGTGATCTGTCGAAAACGAAAGAAATTTGGTTGCTCCATCTATCGGACCAAAACAGCAATGAAACTCAATTCATAAAACAATTACAGGAAGCTACAGGGGTGCCGGTGTATACAGATACAGATTTTTTACCCCAAAGCAAGCCATCTATCTCTGAGCAAGAATAAGATGATTACCCTCCCCGGGGATGAGATACCGGGAAGGGATTATTTGACAGATTGAAATGAAGTCGACGGGCATGAAAAAAGCACGGCTCCCGAAAGGCGATTCCCGGACATAGCTTTACGCTAGAGTGTGGATTCGACTTCTCCTTAATTATTAACAATGGAAACAACAAATAAACATGCTGATATCTACTTACACGATAAAGTGGAGGAACTTGAAAATGAGATCGCCGCTGAGCGAAAGGAGAACATCCGGCTCAGGCTGCGGATTGAAGAACTTGAACATCAAAACAAAAAATATCACCAGAATCTGCAACGATTTGCACCTGGTGAGCCAACTGTAAAAGATTACTAAACGCTTAAATAAACCACAACGCTCTTATGACCAACACTCAAATTCTACTAATCATAATCGCTGTCATTATTGTCAACCCCTTTGCGCCGATCATCTATGAGGCTCTGCGAGCATATCTATTTCAAGGTTGGGGTAAGGATGGGGAATAGACAGAAAATCTATATAGGCATCGATCCCGGGGTTACAACCGGACTGGCAGTGTGGGACGGTAAAGACATTGTATTTCATACAACCGACTTCTGGGGAGCCATTGAAGAGATTCAGCAATGGATTGTACCTATCACAGTGGTCATTGAAGACCCATCTAAAAATAAGCCCGTATTCCATCGAGACCTCAAAGTACGCGGGGATAAGCGCGATCGGACGATGCTGAAAATCGGTCAGAATGTTGGAAGTAATAAGCGTGAAGGCCAGCTTCTGATTGAGTATTGCGAACAAAATGGCATTGAGTGCCGGGCTATCAAACCCACATCATCAAAATGGGACGCCAAGCAGCTGAAAGTCTATACAGGCATAACAAAGAGCACGAACCAGCATGTAAGGGACGCGATCAAATTGGTGTACGGTTTTTAATAACAACTAAAGCAATAAGGCCATGAACTACATACTACTGATAGCACTATTTGTGATCTGGACGGGAATCATCTGGATCCTGGCCGTTGGGTCTACTCGAATGAGATTAGACGCTGAGGCGGTTGAAAGGCGCGCCGAGATCGAGATGATAATGCGGATGAAGAAAACGGATGTGGTTGCCCGGCGGTATATGCTAGCAAAGCAGGGCGGCTATGTGGCTTTTGAGACTAATCATAATTAATAAAAATATCAATTATGCAAACATATAAAGACGATAAAATACAAGCACAATGACTCAAAAAGAAACAGAAGAATTTCTAAAAACACTTGCCGGGGCAGTTGGGGATATCCTCGAGGAGGCTATTGGCGAGAGGACAGGATTCGCACTTTTGATTTTCCCGTTTAATCCGCAGGAAGGAAAAGACCGGGTGAACTACATATCCAACGCTAAGCGAGAGGATATGATTGAAGCTCTGCGATCGACGCTACTTCGATGGGAGTCGGGTACTGACGATCCGGTGACCGGTAAGATTAATCCAACACATAACTGATATGAAACAATTTGAAAAACCAATCATATTCAACACCGAAATGGTGAGGGCAATTCTTGAGGCCAGGAAAACACAGACGAGGCGTGTGATTAGAGTAAAGGGCTTTGAATGGATACATGAAGCCAAATTTGTTCACGTGGAAAACCCAAAAGAGGGTGTATCTGAGGTTTGGTGGGATGTAATTCGTGGCGTCCCAACGTGTGTTGACCAGTATTATGATTATATGAAATGCCCATACGGAAAGCCCGGAGATCTTCTATATGTGAGGGAAACATGGAGCCCGAAAAGGCACAACTTTCCAACAGGATTCCCATACGAATATAAAGCTACTGCCGAGAAAGACGGTAACCCTATAGACGAACCATGGAAGCCCAGTATTCATATGCCAAAAGAAGCTGCTCGAATATGGATCAGAGTAAAAGGCGTCCGGGTGGAGAGGGTACAGGACATTTCAGAGAGTGACGCGGTTATGGAGGGATGTAGAGATTCTGATTTAGTTACATACAAAGCTGACCCAGTACCGGTTATCTCAGCAGAACTTACACAGGCAGCAGGGACGGTAAAAGAGTCATTCAGACATCTATGTGATTCCATCAACCAAAAACGTGGATTCGGGTGGGAAGAGAATCCATGGGTGTGGGTAGTCGAATTTGAAACCGTAAACACAAAAGGGAGGCCACAATGA